CCATATTCATAATCAATAACTCCACTGGTTACACAATTACCACCTAATGATATATTTTGGTCAAATGTGTTAATTACTGTATCTAAAAATGGTTTTAGTAAACGATCTGCACTCGCTAAATCTCCACCTTTTTGTACATATAAATCCATGTGAAGGTCATGAGTAACAGTTCGCACCATTCCTTTCCTTGGCCATTCCAGATTACCCTTTGCAGGATAAGTTACAAAGCAAGGAAGGTTTCCTAGGCTTGTTGGCATATCTGTATATGCTTGATTTATTCCAGCAATAGTATTTTGAACCACTACAGCACCGCTAATTATTGCATCTACCATTTAATCCCCTCCTATTGCTTCATCAATCATTGTTTGAAATATTTGATTAATATTTTCTTGATTATCTAATAATGCTGGTTCCATAAATGGCCTTGCTTTCATACCTTTTACAGACTTAGCTCTATACCAACCATTAGAACCTTTCCATTGTAAAAAAGGTTTTGTTTTAGGAACTATTGGTGTGTTTAAAGGTCCATATATTCCTGTTCCATTATTTACAAAAGCACCATAGTTAGCAACTTCAGCATCTTGTATAACAGTTCCCATAAATGAAGCGACTTCACTTCGGATTGATCGCTTAAGGGTTCCAAATTTTCTAGGCGCATATCCTATGGCTGCTTTGTTTACTAAAATAGTACTATCTTTTGTTGCTTGTTTCATTCCAGCTTCTATTTTTTCAGGTACAGCAATTATGTTATCAGGGATAGTTAGTTTAATAACAAAACTCACTCTACCCACCTTGTATATGCTGTTACAACAGCGTTTACATCAGAAGGCATAGCTTTTTTATAAGTCATTATTCCACCATCTACAGTTCCAATTACATCACTATAGCCTGAATCTTTCTCTTTATAAAATCTTGCTGCCATTACAGTTACTGCTTGAACTATGTCCTGGGGTATAGGGTTAAAACCACCCATATAAGTTACTGTCATCATGCCTCTTTTAACTGTATAGTTATTTGATGGCATAACATCAAAGAAAAAATCATCTATAATCCAACCTTGTGACAATATCATAGCATCCACGGTGTCCATTGGAGTTTGTTGAAACATAGCACTTGATATATCAGCAATAACTACCATAGGCTTAGATAATGGAACACTAATATAACCGTTACTATTTATAACAGCTTCTTTAGTTTCCGTTACACTTTCATATCCAAATCCTGCAGGCGTATTACAAACACTATCGAACCATCGACTAGCCGGCGCTATAAAGTCATTTAGTTGAGTTATGTTGATTACGGGTGCATTAATGACGTGACTATTAACTAATGCTGTAATGCTTAATACAAGACCATTAATAGCTGTTATGGTAACTGTTTCAAAGCTTGTAGGATTATTAGCATCTATAATTAAGTTCATTCCAACTTGCCAATCTGGACCTACTTTATTAAGTGTTATAGTAATAGCTCCTACAGTTGCTATTGCAGTAAGATTTTCTGGTGATTGCATACCTAATGCTCTTACAACTCTACTTACATCAGTATATAAAATTGATGATCTCAATTATCTCACCTACTTTTTATCTTTTCCTTTTAATTCAACTACTTCAGGTACCTTTTCAACTTTATGCAATTCCTTAAGGATTTCATCTTTAACTGGTTCAACAACTTTTGTCCAACTAGGATAACTTAACAAATCTTCTGCTACTGTATTTGGAACATCGGCAATTCCTTCAACAACTTTATGAGACTTTTGCTTATGAATTATTTGATTAACAAACTTATTTATATTTTTTATTAACATTATTTTCTCCTTTAAAATAAAGAGCACCCTGAAAGGTGCCCTAATTTTGGATATGAAAAAAGAACGTTTTAAGCGTTCTGAACGTTTTGAATCATGAAGAATGCACCTGGGAAGTAATTCTTAAAGGCTTCTTGAGCTCTTACTTCAAAGTCATATCTTGGTCCACCTGAGACTCCGGATTGTCTATTTATAGCATATTCTATTTGTTGATATTCAAGTTGAGTTTCAACTTCTAACACATTACTAACCTTGTTATTTGGATAAGGTAGGCTCTCAGTTAATCCAATTATTGTTCCTTGTGGTAAGTAAGGATGAACTTCAATAGGAATACTAACACCGTTCATAGCCTTATTTACATAACTAGAAACAATCTGACCACCAATAACATTTTGTCTTTCTCCGATATTGTCTGGTGCATACATTGTATATGCACCACCGCTTGCAACCATTTTATTGGAAGCGTTAATTCTGTCTGTCGCGTTCATCAAAATTTTAGTAGGTGTTACCCTTGCATTGTTCCAAAGATACATCAAGGCAGCATCTATTTCGTTTATAGTACCATTATTGCCTGTCATTACAGCACCATTAAGAGATTTCAAGTAAGATCCGCAATTAAGGCCCGTATTGTGTTGAACGAATTGTCCGTTTACATAATCACCTACTAAACTTGCAATAATACCATTATAAGCATTTGGATCAATACTGTTATCTCCTGCAGTTGTACATATTGCGGCAGTAGTAATTGCTGTCCATACATTAGATGCATAATATCCAGGGATACTTGCCCCACCATAAGTTATTCCAGTAGTAGTAGCAGCAGCAACTGGTACATTACTAATAACCATAATATTAATTGTAGTACTCCCATAATAATATAAAGTTCCACCAGATATACCAACATACCAATCATATACTGTTGCGCCTGGTACATATGCAGCTGTTGCAGTAACTTGGTTAGTTGCACCAGTTAATGCACCTGAAAGAGCTGGAGTACTTGAAAGTCCGGATTGTCCATCATAATATCCTTGCATAGTTCTAGCAGCTACAGCTACACCAACATTAACTGCTCCAATAGTTCCTAAAGTAGTTGATACTGCAAGTGTAGGTGCTACGGGAGTTCCAAGTGTAAAGTTTTGGCCACCCATTAATACAATTTCTTCTTGCTCCATTAAAGCATACAAAGCATTAACGCCTGCGGTTGCTCTTAAATCCTGATATCCTTGTGCTTGAATCTGTGCATCATATTGTACAGTATCTCCAAGTGAAATTACTTTGTAAGGAGCTGCGAAATTCTGCTCTTTAGTGGATATTGTATTACCAGCATATCCGAATCCAGTTGTTGCTCTAACATTCGTAGTATTAATTCCCATAATACCTTTCCATTGTGCGGAAGTTGCTCCCATTTGTGCTTTAGTTCTAGGGATTACATTTCTTAAAGGTGAAAGTACTGGAAATAGACTTTTTGAAGGTGCTTCAAGGTCAATTCCTGTAATACCTGTAGCGATTGAATAACCTTGAGTTGTTGCATCCTTAGCTAGTGAAACTGCTGCATCTTTTTGCATTGCTATAGTATTTTTAGTTACTTCATTTAAATCCATTTTTACTTCACTCCTTGTCCATTTAAATTTTGTTTCATTTTTCTCATTGCTATTTCTTGTCCTAAGCGGTCTTTAACCATTGCATCTTTAGTTTCGGAAAGTACTTTTTGTAATACATCGTCTTCAGTTGATTTCAAATCATAACTACCATTTTGTTTTATCATTTTCAATAAATTAGGTGAACCACCGTTAAGAATTGTATTATTGCTTACAGGTGTTTCATGGATTTCTTTTACAAGTTTCAAAGCTTCTTCTAATTTATCTGCCATTTTAGTAAAGTTTTCTGCTGTAGCAACGCCTTTAAATAATGCTTCTATTTTATTTTCATTTTTTAATAAATTAGCATTAAATACTTTACTTAATTCAGTTACGCCATCAATACCCTTTTGTAGATCTCCCATCATTACTTTTGATGTATCATCATCAGCAACTGGTGCTTCTTCTTCATTGTTGTCATCTCCACTTTCGGCGGCATCATGCTGTGCTGGTCCATAAGTAGTGCCATTAATTGCAGCATCAATATGGTTTTTAGCATGCATTAAATTATTTGTTCGGCTAGCTGATATTGCTACCCCAACTTTTTTAACCTCTTTACTATCATTTTCTAAAGTTTCAATACCCTTTTTCATGTCAGCAATTAAAGCTTTAAAAGTATCGTTTTCAGCGGTTACAATATCATCTTGTCCACCTGCAATATCAATTACAGGACCATCACTACCAAATGTTCCAGCAGTTCCATCAAGCGTTGTACAATCAACTGGTGCTGGTGGTTCACTTGGATCAATAACTTTATTTAATATTGATTTAATAGCTCCAAATTGTTCTGCAGAAATTCCAAGTACCTTGCAAGCTTTTTCTATTTCTTCTTTTGGATCAACTTTTTCTATGACTTCAGCTTTCTCTACAATTTCAGCCTTTTTTTCTACAGCTTCAACTTTCTCAACAACTTCAGCTTTTTTTTCTACTACTTTTTTCTCTTCTTCTTTCTTTAACTCTTTGTCCATTAATTCCTCAGCCTCCTTATTTAATTTACTATTATCATTTTCCCAAGGACCATGTGACTTGCTTATTACTTCCGTGAAATCGCTCCCAGGGCAGCATGGATTATCTACAAGGCTAAATTCTGCAAGTTCAGGAATATACCTAAAGGCTTTAGCTGTTGCATCCCACCATCTTTTCGCATATTTTCCAGCTATACTAAAAGAATTTAAAATACCATTATCAATGTCTGAAATAATATCTATTTTAGTAGGTGGTACATAACAACCCACATAGATAGCTTTTACCATTTGGTCATTACCGTTGTTATCTTTAATAGTAGTTTCAACAGGTTGGTAACTTGTCATTTTCCCAGCGGTTATATTTTGGTGCATGTAACGAACGTTCCCTTTTGATAACCCATTAGTTCTTTTAGAAATTTCGTCCGACCATACTCCAAACGCTTTAATAGTACCCTTGGCATCTGCTATTTCACCAGATTTATCTACACATTCAACAGTAGCTAGCCCATAAATTTCACGGCCCCCTTCTTCGGTATTTTTAACTTTACATAATGGAGCACTTATATTCATTACTTTATTGTCCAAATGTAATCACCTCCTAAGGCGTAATTTTTTAATATAAAAAAACATCTACTAAATAGCAGATGTTAATTGTTGATTAAAATTTTAGTTATTAAAGAAGATAGAAATATTAGTAATTTAATTAATAAAATATTAAAAAATTATTTAGAAGAGAAGGAAATTTAAACCTTCTCTTTCTTATTCTTCATCAAACTCATCAGAGTCACTCATTGGTCCAAAACTTCTTACACAATTAGGATGTTCGAGTGAATGATCCTCAGCATAATCAAAGCTCCAATTTTGCCCATCTGCTTCAGCACAAGCCTCATCAGAGTCACCATCAAAAACAGTAACGCCTTTTGCTCCACCTTGTTTCATAGTGCTAATTCCAGCATTATTCCATGCAAATCCGGTCTCCGTTCTAGCAATAGTTAATGATCTAGCTTCACTAAATGCATAATTATCTTGAAGATTCTGAACCATTTGTGCAGGTGATAATCCATCACTCATATATTGTTCTAAATCACTTTTAAGCATATCTCTTGTACTATCATCTAGGTTAGTAACTAACTCTGCAGTTCTCGTTGCTGCGTAATCCTTTGCTAATCCTTGGAAAACACCATCATCACCGGAACTAAATGTAGCATTTATACTTGCAGTTGTTAATTTTACACCACTTTGATATATTTCAATCAAAATTGGTTCTATTAAACTAGCCATAGCAATATTTTGTGAAGCAGGAATACAATTTGTCAATACATTATCAACCGTTTTATTATTATCATCTTTTTTCAGTGCTTCAAGTTGTTTTGTAATGTTTCCAGTAATAACTTTTCCTTGTTCTTGTAGGAATTTTTTAATATCCAGCGCGAATTTTCCTACCAATTTTTCTTCTACTTCACTTTTAAATCTTTGTTTTTCCTCGCTGGTTTTATAAAACGATCTTGTACACTCTTTTGAGTTGTTTGATTATCATCAGGAGCTACATCTGGTGTTACTGCTGTTGGTTTTACATTATTTGGTGCTGTTGTTCCTGGAACTGTCTTAGTACCCTCCGATATAGTCAAGTTAGCTTTACTTTGAGCCAAAAGGTCTTGCGCTGCCATAACTGTTGTTCCTGCTACAAATAAACGTGGAACAGGGTTTGTAGGATCAATATTCATTCCAAGTCTAACTGCTCTGACTTCGTCTGGACTCATTACACCACAATTAATATAAACTTGATCTCTTTGCGCGGTTACTAATTGATCTTCCTGTTCATCTATATTAAGAAATTTAAACTTAATCATATCCATATTGAAATAATTACTTATAATCCCGTTATAAATAGATTGAAAATATTTAGCAGATGGCCGAATTGAACGCCTGTATTGTACATTCTCTTGGGTGTCTCCAGAAGATTTATTTACCTTTTCAGTAAATCCAAGTTCACTTGGTGCAACCTTAAATGCTGCACAACTTTTATTAAATAAAAATGTTGGAAAATCAACGTTAAATTTAGTATCTTTTGATTGCGTAACTTTTGAGCCAAAAGGAATAAATCTAGCTCTCTGTTTCATTGACTGGTCACCAACCATTACATTATCATACAATTTTTGAAACTCCTTAATTTGACCAGGTTGTTTCATATCTTCAGGAGCATTTATCCAACTATCTGGAATACTACCTTCCGTAAAATATTGCAAGAAATACATTTGATATCTTATATCGGTATTAATGTTTTGGAGCAACCATTCTATAGGACAAAATCCATAAACACTACTATTTCTTTTTCTATGTGGTCTATAAATAATCTGTGTCTCATCTAGCCATGCCCAAGGAAGCCCTTGGATGAATTGCACATATGCTGGTGCTGGAGCTTGAGGCATTCTACCATAAAAATCAATCAATGGTGTTATGGTTGTTCCATCCACTGCATGCAAAGCACCTAACTTACCACCTTTAGTTTTTTCTATGCTAACCGTTAACGCATCATAGGCTAACCAATCGTAAGAAAGTTGATTTTGAAAATCATCAAATATCGTGTGACCGTCTGGTTTTTGAAAGAACGTTCTTACCTGCGCAATTTCGCTTGCATATTTAATTGAGGCATTTCTATCCTGATCATCTGCAGGCACAATATCCCAATCAAGGTTTCTTAATTCATCCTGTCGTACTTCTATGCACATTTGTGCTATATCATACGCTTCAACAATACTTCTAATAGTATCAAATGCGGTTGGCATATTAGCACGAGGACTTTGTACAATGTTTTGACCTATCATATACTCAAACTGTCTTGGATCACTACCTATAGGTTGTGTAGGATTAATTGGTTGACCTGGAGAGAATGCACTATTACCTTGCATCCCTTGTATAGCCATACTATTTATAATTTCTTTAGGTATTGGCACTTCAGCGCCCAGATTGCCTTGTATAAGTGATTGTGCTATTTGTGCTATACTTGCTGTCGCATTACTTTTCGCAAAATTCAAACTGTCTCACCTCCTATTTTATATCTGTCTTACTGCCTTTTTTTAGTAGAGGTACCTTTAATTCATATAACACTCTTTCTTTAATTTCCTCATATACATCATGTGTCATACCCTTAATAAATTTATTGTATTTATATTGTGAATAGATTCCATAAACAACATACATAAATAAAACTATACACATTATATCCATTATTTTAGTAGCAAGCATAAGTTTAGCCAGACTATTCATCTTTTTTTGACCTCCACAGTGCTTAAATATAATCTATTAATTGCTAGATAATATTCATCACCTTCCCTAATTTCATAAAGGTCCATATCTTTATTAAGCCACGTTCTAAAAGCAGTATATTGCTCTTCATTCAAAACAAGTTTCACTTTAGAACCATCATTCATAGCTAGTTTAATATGATACAAAAGCAATTTTGTTCCACTATTCACATGAACCATAACATAATATTCAAGTAGTGCAATTACTACTAAAAACAAGATTCCAACTAAAATATAAATTGTAAAAGTCATATTATTCATCCTCTCTTTTAACCGCTTCTAGTAAATGGTATAACGTTATTAACTATTGGTTCTCTATTGTTCATATCCTTTTGCGCATCTTTTAGAAAATCCATCCAACCTGTTGCACCTGAGTTGACCATTTCTGCAAGTCCAGTTAAAACATCCTCAATATCATCATGTTTATTTTTACCTACCTTTTGGTAAGATGCTACATGTTTATATGCTTCAGAGTATTTATAGCTCCAGCCTTTAGGGAAAAACATATGATTTGTTATATAACTGGCATTTGTAAGTATTCTTGCAACCTTATTTTCTGATTGATGAAACCACTCAACATTAACTTTCCTTGTCTTATGCCTGTCCCATATGAGTTTATCAACATTTCTTGCAAATCCTCTGCCACCATTATTACTTTCTATCTTTGCTTTTATCGAATGGCCTCCGATTAAATTACCAACAAGAAAATCTGCTGTTCCGGGTTCCGTTACTTCCATTGCTTCATTGGTGTAATAAATGTCAAGTACCCATATTTCACCTTTATAAACACCACCAACGATGGAGCATAAGTTATCTGCTCCAGTATCTGCAGTATCTGTATAACTAATAAGACTTTCAAATAATATATTTCCTTTATCATCTTTAGGAAAATCATTATATTCTTTAAGGTCCTGATATAATCTACCTTGTATATCTACAGGCTCTTGATGATAATTTGCTCTAAATATTGCATCATCCATATTGGTTCTTTGAGAACAGTATCTTTTGTAGCTTAAAAGTTCAGGGCATAACATTTTATCTGTTACCTCGTTATAAGCTTCAAACAATATAGTATACCAATCATCTGCCTCAGGTCCTGTAAGTATCCTTCCGCAAATATCATTCTTGGACCATCTTGTCATATTAACAATTTCTATAGGCTCACCACTTGGTGCACTGACTCTGGATAGGAAGGTAGAAGTATACCATCTCCAAATCTTATCTAATGCACCCTCATTAAATGCAGTTTCTGCATCTTTTATTGGATCATCAACAATTAGTATACTTCCACCTTTTGAAGTAATGGAACCTCCAACACCAGCACCAAGATAACTAAAATGTTGTCCTTCTAATGCCCATTTTTCAAACCCTGCATTACCATCTTTGATTTTAGTTAGTGGAAATATATCAGAATAATCTATATCCTCTTCATTATTCTTTCTTTGCATTATCCCATCTCTTGTATAACGCGAAAAATCACTTGCAGTTAAATCATTATAACTACAGGTGATTATTTTTTCATTTAAGTTTTGACCAAATACCCAATCACAGAAGTTTACAAGAGTTCTACTCTTACCATGTTGAGGAGGCATATTGAGCATAAACTTCTTAAAAGGTGTTCCATCAGGTTTTAATAACTTACCTTCATATAGTTTCTGCAAATCATCACATAATAGTTTTAAGTGATACCTATTATCTAAATAAAAATCAGGGGCCATACATTTACAGAATAACCAAAATGATTTTTTAGCATTTCTTATTTCTAACTCTCTTAAAAGCATTGTAATTTCTTTTTTCTCACTATAATTCATACTCAATCACCTCCTCTGCTTGTCCTATCATATGTTGAGTTCTAAGCTATATTATAATGCCTAGGTCTTATTCTATGTCTTTATATATTAAAGTCCTTCTGAGTCCATTTCTCGACCACTGTTTTTTGTTATTTTGCAATTATTGTATTTTTAATCAAGGTTACTGCAGTTTGACTTAAAAGTTTTCCATTGACGGAAGCATTTGTACCTAAAGTGATATTTGTCTTAGCCAATATGGTTCCTTCAAAATGTGATCCTGTTCCAAGAGCAACCGTTTCACATACCTGCCAAAATATATTCTTTGCCTGCAATCCACCCGTTAAAATAATCTTAGTATTTGTAGCAAGGTTTATTCCTTTAGCAATTTGAAATATAAATACATCATTCACATCACCTTTTAAAGTAAGATCCTTTACTATTAAAATTCCAGTGCTCCATTTATAAATTCCTGCCATTAATGTTTTACCACTAAGATTCCCAGTATACATTTCAGTGTGCCCTGGTGTTCTTCCAGCAGCATCTGTATATGCAGTTTCCATATTACTTATTGCTGTAGTCAAGTTACTAGGAGTAGGATTTTGAAAATTAGATGCATAAACTTTTCCATCAACCTGTTTAGAAGTAGAAAACTGATTACATGCTGTCAAGGAGAATCCAGTAATTGCTGTTGAAGCAATAGGAGATACACCCATATTACCAGTGATTATGGAATCAGGTACATTTGTTATTCCGGCTTTTGCTAATATCGCATAATTACTTGCTAATCCTAAATTTATCATTTGTGTACCTCCTAATATTTTACAGTAAACCTCTTTAGTCTAAAAAATTTCAAAATTTTTAAATGGTAACATTTTACATAAACCTCTTTAACCTAAAAAATTTCAAAATTTCTGAGAGAGGTTA